GCTGAAGGGCAGGGTCTACCGCCTAGAGAATGACCAATCGGAACTCAAGACGATGCTCAAGGAGTGCGTGGAAGGTATCCACGAGCTCAAGATTCTTCTGGCTAAGAAAGGACTGTGAGATGTACAAGTACTTCAAGCTATCAGAGTTCGACAGCCCCGACCGCCCAGGCTCCGGGGAGCTCATGGAACACGAGGTCATCCAAGCCCTCGACATCGCAAGAGACATATATGGGTATCCGATGGTGGTGACGAGTGGCTTTCGGACTATCGAGCACAATCGAAGCCTCATCGAGCGGGGCTACGCGGCGTCGCCTAATAGCTCCCACCTCTTGGGCTGGGCGGTAGACATCGCCGTACCCAACTCACAGCGTAGGTTCCTCATGGTCGAGGCTCTCCTCGACGCCGGGTTCCATCGCATTGGCTTGGGAAAGACCTTTATCCACGTCGATATGGATCCCAACAAAACACCCAACTGCATATGGACTTATTGAGAAAGTCGCGCACCGTCCACCAAGTGGACACCCAGTTCGAGAAGAGAGGCGACAAGCGACACTTCCTCTTCATCTCGGACATCCACTACGACGCGATGAAGTGCGACCGCGAACTCCTGCACCGCCACCTCGAAGAAGCTCGGGAGCTGGGTGCGGGGGTCTTCATTTTTGGCGACTTGTTCGACCTTATGCAGGGACGCTTCGACCCACGGGGCAACTACTCCGAGCTCCGGCCAGAGTACAAGTCGTGCGTCTACGTCGACGAGGTTATCCAAGACGTAGGCGAGAAGCTCGCCAAGTACGCGGACGTCATCAAGTTCATCTCCAAGGGCAACCACGAGACGAACATCGAGAAGCGCATGATGGTATCTCCCATCGACCGCGTGGCTCAAATCATCAACTCGCACGGCGGACACGTCGAGGTAGGAGGCTATGCGGGGTGGCTCTGCGTCACGGCTAGCAGGAACGGCTCAAGTAGCCAACGCTTCAACGTCCACTACCATCACGGGTATGGAGGAGGGGCGAAGCGTTCCAAGGGAATCCTTGGGGCGGACATCGACCAGAAAGATTTTCCAGACGCCGACCTCATCCTTCGCGGACACGACCACCAGAAGTGGCACCTCCCCGTGACCATCGACCGAATCAACCAGAAGATGAACCTCGAGCAGAAGACCGTCCACCACCTACGGCTAGGAAGCTACAAGAAGCTCGGGGACAGGTACGCGGGGTGGGCTACCGAAAAGAACTTCGCCACCCCTCGACTGGGGGGATGGTGGGCTACCCTACAAGAGAGAAGCGACAAGTACCTATGGAGCGTAAGAGAAGCCGTATAGAGAACGAACAGGTGGACAAGAAGGTGAACCCATGGCTCGCCATGGCTATGGCCCTAGACGTCTCTCAAATCTTCAAGGAGAAGGGAGACCTCCGTAGGTGGTCAGCGAAGCGAACGATAGGCGGGGCGATTATCCTTGAGGCTCTTTGGCAGATACACGAGAACGGGTTATCTTGGCCGGGGATTGTGCTCTGTCTGGTAGGTATCACTCCCCTGTGTGTGTCCTTTTTCGAAAGGAAGTAGATTTTTGTTTGATCGCTGGAAGCCCTCTGAAACGTCAGGGGGTTTCTTTTTTTGCAAAAAAATTTGGTTTTAAATAGAACTTTGTTTTACCTTGCCCCCAAGTTCAAACATCAAACACACACCATGGACAAGAAAAGAATCCAACGACTTTGTGAGGAGTTCCTCCGCGACGAGGACAAGCTCACCCCCGCCTTCGCCGTTGGCGTGGCTCGCGCCTCCTTCCGTCTCATCCTTGAAGAATTGCAAAATGCTGAAGCCTAACGGAGTCTCCCACACGGTCTACCCTGACCAGCCCGCCGAGTCGTTCAACGACTGGACGGCCAACTTCACCCGCCAAGAGGTAGCCCGCGACGCGGACAACTTCAAGCGTAAGTTCGACGCCCTCTGGGACGCCTTCAAGAAATCAATCCAGAACCAATGAACGACGATATGCTCCACGTCAGTTGGTCTCCAACCAACGAAGACAACGAAGCCGACGAGTCACGCTACCTCGCAGCTCGCTATCCCGACGAGCTCTACAACGGCCAGCTCTCACAAAAGATAGAGGACTTGGTAGAGTCTGCCCTATGGGATGAACAGACCAAGCACGAGTTCCACTGCGCCCTTCCCGTTGACATGAGTAACGGAGAGATGCTTGACGTCATCGAGTACCTGTGGGACTACCAACCGAAGACCCCGTTCTCGGAAGTCAAGAACCCCTCACAGAAACAAATCAGCGCCTTCATTCAGAAGGTGTGCAACCTTTGAGAAAGATGAAACAAGAACACCTTTGCCAAGACGCCGTCGACCCCTTCGGAATGCGCGACGCATTCGACACCCTTTGCATAGAAGCAGATAACCTAATCCAAAAACATAAAACCATGGAACAGACCAAAATCCAAAACCTGACCCCGCAGGGTTCTTTCGAGAGCAACGGGAAGACCTTCTACAAGTTCGACTGCATCCTTGAGAACGGACAGATCGGCGAGGTCAACGCCCTCTCTCCTGACAAGTGGAGCGTAGGCGACGAGGTAGTAGTCAAGGAACACCAGGCAACCAAGTGGGGGCCACGCCTCAAGCTGGACAAGCCCGGCTTCTCCGGGGGGTTTACAGGCAAGAGTGGAGGCAATGACGACACGACGAAGGGCATCATCGCTTCGTGGGCTGTCGGTTGTGCCATGGCTTCGGCTGGGGCTTATGACGATAGCTACGACCAGCGCGTACTTCACCTGGCACGCATCGCCCTCCAAGCTCGTGACCTCATCAAAAAAGAGGTGCAGCCATGAACCCCTTCTACTGGTACGAAGGTATCCCCCTCAAGGAGGGGTGGTACCTATGCGCTTGGCAGATGGGCTCCAAGTACATCTACGACGTAGGCAATTGGGACGGGAAGGAGTGGTTCACCCACATGACAGCCGAGCCCCAACTGTTCCACAAAATCTTCGACCCTAATGAATTCTTTGCCCAACTGGATGCAGAGGCTCAAGCCTTCGAACGTGCTCAAGCTGAGAATAACGTTCGACAAGAGAAACAAGAAACACACGACCCTCTCTCTCTTCTGGGGGCTTATAAAAATTGAACGATGAAATCATATTTGAAAACCCTGTACGGCTCACAGAAAGCGTGCGCCGAAGAGCTGGGGGTGACTACGGCCACCGTTCAGAACTGGATCAAGAAGAACCCGAGAGGCATCCTTCGCCACGCTCCCGAGATTATCCGATACAAGGACACGACCTTCACCCAGCTCATGGGTGAGGTCATGTTCCGGGAGTACGAGCTCACGGAGTTGGAACCAATTAGACGGGGGGAGGTTTAATCCCCTCCCCTTTTTTTTGTTTATCCGTTTTCTTTTGATTACATTAGACCTATGAAACATCCAAGAACTCGTTTGACCGAGGTGATGACCATACGCCTCTCACCAGAGGAGCGTCACTTCGTTCGAGAGCAAGCCCGTGAATATCGGAGCGACGCCGAATTTGTCCGTGAGCTCATCCAATGGTACGAGAAATCAAGGAGCTAATGTGCATCTACATTCCTGACGAGGTGTGGAACGACACCAGCCTATCCCTATTCGAACGCTGCTTCATGGGTAAGATCATGGCACTGGCCAAGAAGGATGGGGTATGCTGGGCAGGGGACAACCGTCTGGCCGAATACATGACCGTTACCCCTTCGTACATCCGGAAGGCCATCCGAAAATTGAAGGAGACCGGACACCTCACGGTGAAGGGCTACGGACAGTCCCGAAAACTTGTGCCAAATGGAACAAGTTCCAATAGGAACAAGTTCCAAATGGAACAAAACTTGGGACAGATGGAACATCTAGTTGGGACAATTGGAACAAAAGTTGGGACAAATGGACCGCATACTATAGAACATACTATAGAGGATACCATAGAACCTACTATAGAGAAGAAGCGAACGAAAAATAAGCCGAAGGATTTGGATGAAGTCTTGGAAGCATTCAAGGAGGTGGGAGCCGACGAAGCGGAGGGAATGGCTTTCTTTGACTACTACGAAGCCAACGGATGGACACAAGGCAGAAACAAACCTATCAAAGACTGGAAGGCCGCCGCGCGTGGCTGGATAAGACGATCACAACAATTCAAACGAAATGAAAAATCTACAAACCGTGGAGTCGCAGATGGCTCTCTCATTGAAGCGCATCTCCGAAAGCTCGCCAATGACTCCGGCGAGAGCTTGGGCTGAAGGCACCAACGTCCTCGCCTCCTTTCGCCTCAACCCAGCCCGCACCGAGGCCACCCTCCTGATCCTGCTCAAGGACACCCTCAACTACCTTGAGTGTTCCAAGACTATCAAAGCTGACCGCGACCTCCTCGACGCTGTACACTACCTCCGCGACGAGTTCCCCGCCATGAAGCTCGAGGAGTGGCACATCATTTGCCACCGCCTGAAGACAGGCGAGTACCCCGTCCAGTATGAGCGCCTCAAACTTCCCGAGCTCGTGGCTATCTTTCGACAGTACGAAGGGGAGCGAGCCGAGGTACGAGAGTCCAATTGGAAGCAACTCAAGAAGGCCACGCCCGACACCCTCTCCGACGACCAACTCCAAGCACTCTACGCCAAATATGAACAGCAACGACAAGCCAAGAAGGAAGAACTCCAGAAAGCCAAAGCCATCAAAAGCGTCCCCACCGACGAGAGGGGGAGGTGGAAAGCGATCCCGTACACCGAACCGCAGCGCGATGGTGAAGAAGGTGGACACGATGTTCTCTCAATTCGTGAGGCTCCGAGCGACCGACCACCGGGGGATGGGTGAGTGCTACACCTGTGGAGCCGTGAGGCACTGGTCGGAAGTTGATGCCGGCCACTTCATGAGCCGGGCTTGCATGAGCACACGGTGGGACGAGAAGAACGTCCAGTTCCAGTGCAAACGCTGCAACGGCTTCCGGTCGGGAGAGCAGTACCTCTTCGCCCAGCACCTCGACCAAGAACACGGGGAGGGGACGGCGGAGGCTCTCCATATAGCCTCGAAGCAAACGCGCAAGTTCACCCACGCCGAACTCGAGCAGATGTACTACCACTACAAGAGACTCGTCGATGAGCTCCGAAGCACGAAGGGACTTTGACCTCTGGTTCACGGAGCACTACGACGAGCTCCTACGGACAGCGAAAGCCCTCCACCCTGACGCCTACGACCTCATCCACGAGACCTACCTCTCCGTCCACCGAGCCCTGCAACGCAACCAAAGGATAGCGGACAACTTCGGAGGATATATTCACACCGCCCTGTGGAAACTCGCACAAGGGGACTTCCGTAAACTCTACGCCCGAGGCGACGCACCCGAAAAAACTTTGGTTTCCGATTACGACATACGCGAAGCCATACGCAAAGAGGAGGCACTTATCATGGCCAACCACCTGCGTTGGTTTGATAGAACGGTGCTCGAGTTGTACCTTGAGGGCTGGAGCATGACCGAACTCTCGCGGGAGTCAGGTATCAACCGCTCCGTCCTATACGAGTCCATCAGTCAGTCCAAGAAAAAGCTACGTCATGTTATTCGTCTCCGCGCAAAAGAGAGCAGATAGGCTGGCCGTCTGCCAGGGTTGCGAGCACTACGTCAACCAGACCAAGAGCTGTGGCGACCTCGTGAAGGAAGCGTTCACCGACTCCCCCCTGTGTGGATGCCACATGCCCACCAAGACCAGACTCAAGACTGCCTCCTGCCCAATTGGGAAGTGGGAGGCATACATCAAGCCCGAGGACGTGCAACGGATCAAGGAGTTCCTCGACAGGGACAACGCCCACCGCACCGCCTCGGAGCTGACCTACCTCACCCAGAAGTACTTGAGCCCCACCAAGAAGGCGGGCGGGTGTGCACCGTGCAACCGCAACCTCCTGAAGGAGCTCCAAAAAATCGTCGACAATGCCGATACCTAAACCGAACCCAGAGGAGAACATGGCGGGGTTCCTCTCCCGCTGCATGGCCGACGAGACCATGGCCCAAGAATACCCCAACGAAAGACAAAGAATAGCCGTATGCGCAAGACAGTGGAAAGAGAAGGAGTAAGCCAGAACCTCTGGCTCATGGTAGGGGCTATCGACAGACCCCGCACCTTCGGACGGGAGGCAGCCATCAGGAAGTGCCACCGGGCAGCGGAGAGGTGGGGCTACCAGTGGAGCAAGGTCGTAAGCAAAGACCGCCACCGCGACGTCGTAGAGGCTCGTCAGATTATGATGAAGCACCTCCGCGATAGCAAGTGGACGTACTCCGAGATAGGTCAGTTCCTCGGTGGACGCGATCACGCCACCGCCCTCTACGGCTCCCGCCAAGCCGAACACCTCATCGACTACGACAGGTCGTTCCGTGCCAGATACTACGAATTCCAAAACGCATGACCCTCCGCAAAGTCAAACGAATGCTCAACGAGTCCGACGACTTCCTCGTGTTCACCATGAAGCACCACGGGGAGACGGCAGACTTCGGAGCCTTCTACCAACGTACCGAGAGCTGGGAGATACTCCTCAACCTCGCCGTATCAGATTATCACATCCGAGAAACCCTCCGCAATGTCCTCACCGCAGCCGACGCGTATCGCGACCAACAGACTGAAGACGAGTCCGAGTAACCCCCGCGCCATTCGGACGGGTAAGATGGCCGAGCTTTTACGCTCCATCCAAGAAGACCCAGAGCTCATGCAGGCACGCCCCCTCATCGTGAACCAGCAACTCGAAGTCATCGCAGGGAACCAACGCCTACGAGCCGTCAAGAGGCTAGGATGGAGCCACGTCCACGTTATCATGGTTGACTGGCCGGAGGAGAAGCAGAAGAGGGTCATGATAAAAGACAACCTGAACGCAGGGGAGTGGGACTGGGATATGCTCGCCAACGAATGGGAAGCCGAAGAACTCCAGAGCTGGGGTCTAGACATCCCCTTCAGCTCGGAACCAGAAGACGAACCCAAAGAACCAAAGCAATGCAAGCACTGCGACAAGATGATCCCTTGACAGAGTTGGACATCAAAGACCCAAAAAAGCTGGCAATGATTGAAGCCCTCACCAAAGCCTTGGGCGTGGTGAAGATGGCATGTGAGTCCGTGGGTATCTCAAGGCAGACCCACTACAACTGGCTCAAGGACGACCCATCCTACAAGGAGGCGTGCGACAACCTCCCCGAGGTAGTCCTCGACTTCGCCGAACACCACCTCCACAAGCTCATCGCCCAGGGCAACCCCGCCGCCACCATCTTCCTCCTGAAGACCAAAGGCAAGGGCAGGGGGTACGTCGAGCGTCAAGAGATTGAGGTTGCCGAGAAGAAGCCTTTGAGCTGGTTCGTATCTGACGACTCGACCGTGAGTTGAGACAGCCCGCCACATACTACCACGTCAAGAACAGCCCGGCCAAGGTACAGGTACACCAAGGCGGGACGCGCTCGGGGAAGACCTACTCTATCCTCACCGCCCTCGTCGAGCTGTGCCACCGCAACGAGAACAGCGGGGCAGTGATAACCATCGCCCGCAAGACCTTCCCCGCCATCCGTGCCTCGGTCATGAGGGACTTCTTTGAGATACTTGAAAGGGAGGACATCTACAACGTCGACCTCCACAACAAGAGCGAGGCGACCTACATCCTCTTCGGCAACCTCGTGGAGTTCATCTCCGTTGACCAGCCACAGAAGGTGAGGGGTAGGAAACGCGACATCCTCTTCGTGAACGAGGCCAACGAGATAAGCCTCGAGGATTGGCGTCAGCTCATGCTCCGCACCACCGGCAAGGCCATCATCGACTACAACCCTTCCGACGAGTTCCATTGGATATATGACCACGTCCTAACACGCGATGACCATGAGTTCTTCCAAACAACCTACCGAGACAACCCCTTCCTCTCCGCGTCCACCGTTCAAGAGATTGAGCGACTACAAGAAGCCGACCCCGACTACTGGAGGGTCTACGGCCTCGGGGAGCGTGGCGTCTCCCGCTCCACTATTCTCACGCATTGGAAAGCAGTACCCCAAGTTCCCGACGGGTGGAAGCTCATGAACCTCGGACTCGACTTCGGATATACCAACGACCCCACCGCCATCGTCAAGGTGTACACCGACGGCCACGGCTTCTGTCTTGACGAGGTGTGCTACGCCACCGGGCTCACCAACGCAGCCATAGCCCAGACCCTCCGAGACGCAGAGATAGGGAAGGCCATGATTGTGGCCGACTCTGCCGAGCCCAAGTCCATCGACGAGATACACGGCCACGGCCTGAACATACACCCCGCCCGGAAGGGTCAGGACTCTGTGAGGAGTGGTATCGACTTCCTACGCTCGCGCCCCCTGCTCATCACAGAGCGGAGCGTGAACGGCATCAAAGAGCTCCGCAACTACAAGTACAAGGAGGACAAGAACGGACGGCAACTGAACGAGCCCGTCGATGCCTTCAACCACTTCGTGGACGCCTCGCGCTATGCCATCACTTGGAACCAGACCAACCCCAACTACGGAAGGTACACCCTCGGCTGACTTGAGATATTCACCCCTTCAACCTTATATAGATATGGAGCTCCGCTTGCCCGCCAAATTTTCAGACCTCAAGCTACGGCACCTCCAAGCCCTAGAGACGGAGACCGACCCCATCAGGCGTATCGACGCCGTGACGGGTCTCGGTGTGTCCAAGCTCCGCGAGATGCCCCAGCCTCTCATCATGAAAGCCGACGAGCACCTCACCGAGCTACTCAAGAAGGAGGTCACCAACTTCAAAGAGACGTTCGACCTCAAGGGCACGACGTACGGCTTCATCCCCAACTGGGAGGAGTTCACCGCCGGGGAGTGGATTGATATGGAGGTGTACACCCAAGACTTCTGGAAGACGGCACACAAGGCCATGAGCGTACTGTACCGACCCGTCGACAGGAAGTGGGGCGACAGATACTCGATTGAGAAGTACACCGCCAAGGAGGACGCCGACGTCTTCAAGGATATGCCTGCCCCCCTCGTGGCAGGTGCCCTGCTTTTTTTTTGGACTACCGAACGCAAACTGCTGAGCACTATGCGCAAATCTTTGGCGAGTCAGGCGGTGGCACTTCTGAACTTGGGGAGAAGTGGGGGTGGTACGTCGCGCTCTATACCCTGGCTAACGAGGACGTACTTCAGATGGAAGCAGTCACAGCCCTGCCGGTGGGTTCGGTCTTTACTCACCTCTCCTTTCTCCAAGACCTCAACTACCACCGTGAGAAACAAATGAAGCAAGCCCGAGCATGATTACGTTCAACAACATCGTCACGAAGTTTCAGGAGTTCTGCGACAACCACTTCTTCATCCAGACGTTCAGCTACGGCTCGCCCGCTGACGTCGACCTTGAGAAGTTCGAGCAGTACCCCCTGCTCCACCTCGTGTACACCGGAGGCGACTACAACAGCCCCAAGGCCAAGACGTACAACCTCGAAGTCTATATCCTGTCCGTCCCCCCTTCGGAGGCCGACAAGACCCAATACCAGAAGGAGAGCATCTCGAATGCCGAACAGGTAGCCGAGGACATCCTAGCCGACATCCAGAACGGAGGTAACATCTTCCAGTTCGGGTACGACTACGAGCTCACCAGCGCGTCAGTTACCCCCCTCGAAGAGGAGAAGAGCAACGCCCTTGCTGGGTGTCTGCTCGACTTGTCTATCGTCGTCCCCTACACCTACGACTCGTGCAACGCTCCCCTGACGGGAGTGGAGCCCGAAGGCAGTGGGTACCCTTCGTTCAAGGCTCGTGGGCTCTTGAGGGTGCGTGAGCTTGACGGCTCGCCTGACGTCCTCTCGGTGGCTACCATCAACGTACCCAACGGCTCCCTCACCGACGACGGAGAGGGGGAGATAACCCTAACCTTCGGAGGCGACGCAGATGCAGCCGAGAAGATTACCTTCCCCGTGAGGAACGACGAGGGGGCAACCATCGCAGCGGGAACGCCCCTATACTCGCGTGGTGAGATTGGAGGAAGCGAGCGCATCCTCGTGGGCATCGCCGACGCTAGCGACCCCGACAAGATGCCAGCTATCGGCATCGCCGAGACCCAGCTCACCGCCACGGGCAATGGCAAGGACGGCGACGCCATCATGGTTGGAACGTACAACACGAACCTTTCAGGCTTCACAGGACTGCAAGAGAATGACGTCCTCTACGTCGCAAGCGGTGGAGGGCTAACGAAAACAAAGCCCACAGGTATCGACCTCATCCAGAACGTGGGTATCGTACTCAAGACCAACGGCACCCTCTGCCAAGGCTTGAAGGTTTCCTGTATTGGACGGACGAACGACGTCCCCAACATCAAGCCCGGGAGTGTCTTCCAGGGCACGGCCACGAACACCCGGGCGAGCGACTTCGCCCTTCCACTCAACCCAAGCGTGGATGGAGCTACCCTCGTCTACGACGCAGCAGGGGAAGAGTACCGAGAAGGCTACCCCACAAGCGAGGGGCAGGTATCGACATGGACGACGAACTCAACGAACTCCGTAGCCATCGGCTCGACGGGTATCTTCTACCCCACTTGGGGGAACATCCTCGCCGGGACGCTGACCATCGACCAAGACCTTCGGGCTGGATGGAACATGGGATGGAACAGCGGGGCGACGCAGATACTCGGGGCTCCCCTCTCGCTAGATAGCACCATCTCCGTAAGCGTGACGATGGACATCACAGCCCCCGCCGGGGCGGTAGGACAGATGGCTATCGCGAGCACGGTGGGATACTACACCGCTCCCACCTACACCCCCGCCACCATCGTAGGCGACGGCACGACGCAGACCTACACCGTAACGAGTACGGCGGGCGCAGTGAGCTTCTGGCAACTAGCCAACTCCGCACAAGTGCAACTGCTCATCGTAGCCAACCCCGGCACGATCACCGTAGAACCCCAGAGCCTAACCATCACCGTGAACCATGCGTAACCCATTCGAACTGACCGACGAGGAGAAGGCTTGCACCGTAGGCGAGGAACAGCTAGCTATGTTCCAGCGCCTCGTGGACTTCGTGAACGACAGGCTCTCCGAGATTGAGACCCTACAGGACAAAGTGAACCAACTAGAAAACCCCAAATAAAATGGACTTTATTCAAGACAACTGGCCGGAGCTCCTGCTCGCCGTCATCACCCTCCTTGGTACTATCTCCGCTCTCACCGAAAGCGAGGAAGACGACAACTGGGTAGACCTCTTGAGTCGCATCGTGCAGGCTATCCTCATCGGACGTAGCAAGCCACCAAAGAAGTAAATGGAGCTGAAGGAATTTCAGAAGGTACTCGACCGCTTCGCCGACGACGTTAACAACGCGGCCAAGCGCGAGCTGGGCTCCCGTAGGATAGGCAAGAACACCTCCTATGGCGTGGCCTCGCGTTCCCTTCAGAAGTCCCTGACGTACTCCATCTCCAAGGGGCAGGTGCTCTTCGGCTCTCCCAACCCGTCCGCCCCTTTCATCCATTGGGGCGTCAACGGCACGAGGAAGAAGCGCGGGGCACCGTTCTCGTACACGACCAAACAGCCGCCCGTGGATGCGGTGCTGAAGTGGATGAAGGTCAAGCCCGTGAGGCTACGCAACGAGGGCGGGCAGTTCATCAAACAGACGCCCAGCCGTCTACGCTCCGCTGCCTTCCTCATCGCCCGCTCCATCAAAGAGAAAGGTATCGAGGGACTCCGCTACTACATCGTAGCTCTGGAGACCATCGTACCGAAGTACAACGAGGAGTTCGGCGAGGCCGTGGTCTCCGACATCCTCAAGAGCCTGACCTTCGACACAGGGAATATCAAAATCAAATTCAAGTAACATGGCCGGAGTCTTTAGCCATACGCCTACCACCACCAACGACGCGACGAAGTTCGCGGGTCAGCCCCTCATCTTCACTTGTTCGGACAGCTCGTCGACTCCCGACAGGTACGTCATCCAAGTGTATGAGCGCGTCACGGCGGGTAGCTCTACGGGTCAGGTCGACTTGGGGCAGTTCTACCTCACACCCAACGCGGATGGGGTGGCTCACTTCGACTTGTCCAACGTCATCGACGGGAGGCTCAACGCGCCGAATACGTCCTTATACCGTGAGAACATCCACGAGACCAGCTACCTGTTGACTTTTGCTCTCCCCAGCGACGACAGAGTGATGCGGGAGTACTACGTCACCCTGTCAACGTACAGGGGTGGGACGCTGTCTCTCGACACCAACGCGACGGTGGCTGTATGGGCTGGGGCTGTACAAATCGCTCAAGGCTACGAGCCGGACGCCGAGGCTCCCTACCACTTCACCACGTCGACGAGTAAGGGCTTCCTGACGGACAGGTACTGGGATAGCTCCACCGACATCGAGGCGACGATGGCTTCCGAAGACCAAGGGGTCTGGTCTATCGCTATCCCCGACCTCTGGCAAACCTCCCCCTCGGATATCACGGACGCGGTATACACCCTCTACTACTCCGGAGGCTCGGCGACCAAAACCCTGAACAGCGTAGTCGACAACGCGACGGTGAATTACAACTACACCACGGGCCCCCTCGGGCCTGTCAACGTGCAGAGCTTCTTCGGGGCTTCGTGGGTTCTCGACTGGACGAGCTACGAGATAGTATTCCGTGACAGCCTCACGAGCAACATCTCCAACAAGTACATCGTCCATCGTGACTGCCGACCGTACAAGCACGATCCCGTCCAGCTCGCGTGGGCGAACACCGTAGGCGGGTGGGACTACCTACGCTTCGACGGGCGCAACCTCAAGACGGTGAACAGCGAAACCAAAATGTACCGCAAGACCGTGGGCTCGTATGGAGCCACCGCGTTTGACTTCAACTCATGGGACAGGCAGGACACCCCCTACCACGTCACCGCCCGCGAGCAGTACGCCTTGAGGAACCAGTACTTCACCGCTTCGGAGCGCGACCTCTTGCAGTACGCCTTCCGTTCGAAGAACGTCATGTTCAGGGTTGGCGATGGTAGCTGGCTCCCCTGTAACATCCAAGGCCGGAGCTACACCATCCAGCCCGCTGCGTCGCAGCTCTTCGACGTCTCCTTCAATATCGAACTCGCACAAGAAATCAGATGTTAAGACTCCTCCTCGACGGCAACGAGATGGACTTGTACGAGGACGTCTCCGTCAACCTCACCCTTCAGTTCTCGGACGTACAGAACGTGAACAGCCCAGCGGGTAGCTTCTCGCAGACTTTCCGTATCCCGGCCACGGCTAACAACCTGGACTACTTCGGAGCCATCGACGACACCACAGCCGTCGACATCGTGAACGTGAAGCAGCGCATCCCCGCCCAGATATTGAGCGACACCATCCCCATCCTATCGGGGTTCTGTCAGGTGAAGGCCGTCTACCTCCAGAAGGAGAAGTACGCCGACATCGAGCTCGTCTTCTTTGGGGGTGCTGTAGACCTCAAGAGCTCCATCGGTGACGGCATGATAAGCGACCTCGACCTGTCAGCCCTCAACCATACGCTCAACCGCTCGAACGTCGAGAGCTCGTGGACTATCTCCACGGGGCTCGCTCCCTACGTCCGCTACGGACTCGTCGACAAGGGGTTCAACTGGAGTGCCACCAACCCACCGTGGACAACGGCTCAGGGTATCTACCAGAACCAGCTCACGCCGTTCGTGTCGGTCTACTCTATCCTCGACGCGATCATGACCGAGGCGGGGTACACTTGGGAAAGTTCATTCTTTGTCGACCCTGCCGTGAGTGCGGTGCATACGAAGAATATGTACGTCCCCTGCGTGAACGGTTCGTACTACACCTCCCCCGACAGCTTCGGCAACCATCGGTGTGCGGCCATCAATCAGACGGCCATCACAGAGACGGGTGGAGGAACGCAGTCGGGAACCCTCGCGTTCGTCGACAACATCCTCAATGCTTGGGACGTGGGCGGAAACTTCGACGCCACGACCCACGAGTACACCGCCCCCGTCACGGGTCGCTACTCGTTTCGCGTCAAGCGCGTGGTCTTCCAAGGCCACCCCACCTACAGCGGTCGCGTGACGTTGACAATCCAAGTCGACAGGGGTAGCGGGTTCGCCGATTATGCCACCATCTACAACGTGCTCTACGGGCCGACGACTGGCCCCGCGACATGGGACTACAACTTCTTCGGTTCGGTTGAGTTCGACGGCTACGGCAACGGCTCGCCGGGTGGCGTGTTCGGTGGTGACGGTATCGACCTCGTATCGGGCGACAAGGTTCGCGTGACCTACTACGTCACCGGTGCGGGGAAGATTCAAGGAGGCACGACGCTCGGCATCGGTGAGGCCACCTGTCTGTTCTTCGTAACCGACACGAGCCCGAGCTTCAGCGAGTACGACGTCGACGTAGCCGCGTCCCTCCCGGAGCTCAAGCAGATGGACTTCGTCATGGGTCTACAAAAGATGTTCAACCTCGTGTTCGTCCCCGACAAGAACAAGCCCAACCACCTCATCATTGAGCCGTTCCAAGACTATGTAGCGACGGGTACGCAGAAGGACTGGACGGACAAGGTGGACTACTCGAAGGACTTGACCTTCAAGCCTACCACCGACCTCCAGAAGAAGGAGTACCTCTGGACGTACAAGGCCGGTACGGACTTCATCTCTGACGCTGTACAGAAGTCGCTCGAGAGAACCTACGGCGAGTACAAGGTGACGGAGCCGAACAACGACTTCTCCAAGGGGGATATGAAGATAGAGTCCACGTTCGGGCAGTACATGATGAGCCTCGTCCCCGACATGGATATACCCATGCACCGGAGCCTGAACGCGGAAGGCAACCCCATCGAGAAGCCCCTGACCATGATCGCGTACTGGACAGGACTCACCGACAGATTCGGCGAATGGTATATGGAGGACGACCTCTCGTCACCCGGCACGGTGACGTACACGACCATGCCTATCTTCTCGAACTTCTCCAGTAACTACCCCACCATCTCCGACAAGGACTTGAACTACGGGATGGAGCAGCCCTTCGTACCCATCGAGGTCAACCCAGCCAACACCTTGTACTTCGAGTACTGGGCGCAATACGTCGCGGAGCTGTACTCTAACGAGGCGCGTATCATGACGTGCACCATGAGGCTCTCCAAGCGTGAGCTCGCCGACTTCGAGTTCTCCGACAACATCTACCTGAAGGATTCGTACTGGAGGGTTCTCAAGATTAACTACGACACCAACGTCGAGGGTACGGCCAAGGTCGAGCTTATCAAAATCCTTTCCGACGTAGAGATATGCGCGGACATCCCCACGGGATGGGACGACCGCTTCCAGTACGTTCTCTTCAACGGCTCCACCCCTGCAAGTCCTGACATCGGCTCACAGGCGTGTTGTGAGAAGTACGGATATCAATGGGTCAACGTGGGCATCATTGTGGGCGCACCTTCGACGACTCTCTGTCAACCAAGACCCACAACCCTACCCCCTACCTCATGAAGCATCCCGACCACATTATGAAGGCTATCGACCTTCTCCAGAACGCCAAGGTGAAGAACCCCCTCCCGTGGTGGCTCGTGCCTCTTGACTACTTCCTCGCTTCGGCATTATACATCAGCTTCTTTGGTGGCATCGCCTTTCTCATCTACAAACTTATCTCATGGCTGTAAGCAAACAGGAGGTCATCCTCGAATTCAACGCGGAGACTGGACAGGTCGAGACCGCTACGTCGAAGATTACCAAGAACCTCGAACAGGCATCCAAGGCGACTGAAGACCTAGGGGACAACTTCGGCAAGGTTGCCGAAGGAGCGCATGAAGCAGAGGAAGCCCTAGGGGAATTAGGAGACACCGCAAAGGAAACTGGCAAGTCTACCGAGGGAGTCGGTGACAGTGCCAAGAAGTCGGGTGGGATGTTCACCAAGATGGGCAAGCTCGGGGCCGTGGGCTTCAAAGCAATCGGGGCGGCTGTGGCTGCTACGGGTCTCGGTCTTTTAGTACAGCTCGCCGCCATGCTCATCCAGAAGTTCACCGAGAACAAGAAGGTAGCTGACGGCCTGAAGAAAGTCATGGCCGGCGTCGGTGCTGTCTTGAATGTAATTGTCGAAGCCGGGACGAAGCTCGTGGACATTTTGGTCGACGCTTTTACGAAGCCACAGGGGGGGCTCAACTGGATTACCACAAAGGTGACGGAACTCAAGGATAGGTTCTTCGAGGCGTTGAGCAGTCCGAGCGAGATGTTCGAAACGCTGAAGGAAAAAGTCCTAGGCTTTGGCGACACGCTCAAGCAGTACGTCATCGACAAAGTGACGGCACTCATCGAAGGGTTTGGCCTCTTGGGTAAGGCCGTAGCCGCGGCGTTCTCCGGTGACTTTGGGGAGGCCGCCGACCTTGCAGCAGAGGGACTCCAGAAAATCTATATCGAAGCCAACCCCGTAGCGGATGCGGTAGGAGTTGTGGGTGACGTGATGGAGGTTGTCGGGGAGAAAGTAGTCGATGCTGCCAAGCACGTGGCGACCTTTGTCAAAGAGGCGGTTAACGCAGCAGGAGAAGCCACCGCCCTTGAGGACGCTATGCAACGCCTCGCCGAAAGGGAAGGAAACCTCGCGGTGGCTACCGCCCGCAGTGCTGCCGTCATCGAAGAACTCAAGAGACAACGCGACGACGAGAGGCTTCTTCTGGAGGACCGAATCCGCTTGGCCGAGGAGGCGGCAGTGATGGACCAAGAGATAGCAGACGCCAACGTAGCTATCCAAGAGGAGAAGGCGCGTCTACTCCGTCAGGAGCTGGAGCTACAAGGTGAGACGGAAGAGAGACTGCAAGCCGTGGCCGAGGCGGAGATAGCCGTAGCTGACGCCAAGGCAGCGAGTGCCGGGGTGCAGACGGAACTCATGACTTCTATCTACGGACTCAACCAAGAGATCATCGCCCAGGAGCAAGAGATGGCCTCCCTCCGTAGGGGATGGAACACCGAGCTCTTGGAAGGGCTCGACGCAGAGAGGGCAGCCATCGAGGAACAATACCAAGGGGAGCTCGTAAGTATCAATGCCCTGAAGCTCGCGGAGGAGGAGCTGGAGCAACTGCGTGAGGAGGCGAAGATGGCACGGGACGCCCGACTGCTCGCAGCGGAGGAGGTGTACAGGCAGGAACAAATCGATGGGTTGCAAGGGTACTACGACGAGGCCAACGACATCATTGAAGAGAACGCCGTCCTCACGAGGGAGAAGGAACTGGAGAACCTACGCCTCGACCACGAGGCCCGTATAGCCCAAGCCCAAGAGCTAGACCAGGAGACGCTCACCCTACAGGAAGCCCTCCGCCTAGCAGAGCAGGAGATAAATGACAGGTACGACGCGGAGGAGCTAGCCCGTAGGCAGGAGCTAGCCAAGAAAAGACTGGAGCTCACGGCGGGTGCGCTCGGTGCTATCCAAGCCTTGAACGACGCCTTCAGCAAGGACGACGAGAAGGGGGCGGAGAGAGCCTTCAAAAGAAACAAAGCCCTCTCGCTAGCTACGGCCACCGTCAACACGGGACAGGCAGTAGTCAACGCCTTGACCGCCGGGGGTAACCCCGTCAAGCTCGCCACGGGTGCGCAGTTCGTTGAGGCCGGTATCGCTGCCGCCACAGGTGCTGCCCAGATTGCCACCATCGCCAAGTCCAAATACTCTCCCTCTGGAGGCGGAGGCGGAGGCGACACGGCTCCCGTATCGGCGGGTGGGGGTGCTGACATCGGCGGAGCCCCACAAGCGCCACAGCTCGACCTCTCCTTCCTCGGTGAAGGGGCGGGACAGACAGCACCCGTACAAGCCTACGTCATCGCTACCGACGTCTCGAACGCACAACAAGCTAACCAACAAATCCAAGACCAAGCCACATTATGAGAATCGTAGAATTGATAATCGACGAAGACGCGGAGCTGTACGGCATCGACGCTATCTCGCTCGTCGACCGACCAGCCATCGAGCTCGACTTCATCGCCCTGAAAGAACAACGCCTTGAGTTTGCCGAAGCCGACAAGGAGAAGCGCATCCTCATCGGCCCAGCCCTCGTACCCGACAAGCCTATCTACCGCAAGAACGGGGAGGAGGAGTTCTACGTCTACTTCTCCAAGGGTACGGTGAGGAAAGCAAGCGAGCTATACCTGAAGCACGGCAACCAAGCCAAGCACACCCTCGAACACGAGCACACCATCCACGGGCTCACCGTGGTGGAGTCGTGGATTGTGGAGAACAAGGAGCAGGACAAGTCCGCCCTCTACGACCTCGACGTACCCGTAGGTACTTGGATGGTCGCCGTCAAGGTGGACAACGAGGCTATCTGGTCGGAGTGGGTTAAGGAGGGCAAGGTCAAGGGCTTCTCCATCGAGGGCTACTTCGTGGACAAGATGAAGAAGAACACCGAGGACGAGATGCTCGCCGAGCTAGCCAAGGCCATTGTCAAAGCAGACAAGCGGACGAAGACCGGGACGCGGGTAGTGATGGAGTCGTACGACGACTACCCCGACGCGGTGAAGAACAACGCCAAGCGAGGCATCGAGCTCAACGAGAAGAACGGGAACAAGTGCGCCACGCAGACGGGCAAGGTCAGGGCTCAACAGCTAGCCAACGGCGAGCCCCTTTCCCTCGAGACGGTCAAGCGCATGGCCTCCTACCTACAACGGGCGGAGGAATACTACGACGAGGGCGACATGACATCATGTGGTACTATCTCCTATCTCTTGTGGGGTGGCAAGGCTGGCCTCCGGTGGGCTTCGTCCAAGCTGTCGCAGGAGCTCATGAAAGAATTGAAAAAAGAATTTTCCACAAAAACTTGAGAATCGACCCCTCGAAAACCTTATATAAAAAACGGCACGACATGACTATTCAAGAAAGGGTGCAGGACATCTTCAACAAGTTCAACGTCAACTTGAAAGTAGAGGAGTCGCGCACCGAACTGGCAGAGGCCGCCCTCGACAACGGGACGGTTATCTACACGGACGGCGACGACTTCGTAGAAGGAGACGAAGCCTACATCATTAACGACGAAGGCGAGCGCATCCCGCTCCCTCCTGGGGACTACACCTTCAAGGACGGGGGTGTCATCTCTATTGCTGACGGTGGCAAGATTGCAGCCGTGAACAAAGGAGGCGAAGGCAAGGAAGCGAAAGATGGCAAGGCAGCGAACCCAGCCAAGACCAAAGAGCCTGTGGCTGAAGCTCCCGCCAAGGACGCACCCGTCAAGCCCGCACCCACCGACCCCCCGGTTAAGCCACCCACGAAGCCCAAGACTCGCCAGAGCGCGGACTTCGAAGAAGAAGAAAATCCAAAAGACATGGAAGAAGTAACCATCAACTACGTCACCCGCGAGGAGGTAGAGGCCATCGTTGCCGAAGCCATCGCCGCAGCTATGGGTGAACCAGCCGTCGAGGAAGTGGAAGAAGCCACGGAAGAGGAGAAGGAAGAAATGGCTACGGAGGCCGTAGAGCCTACCGAAGAATTTGAGGTCGAAGTCGAAATGAGTGCAGAGACTACCGAAGCACCCAGCGACATGGACGTAATCTTGACCGAACTCTCACAGGTGAAGGAGCGTCTGTTCGAACTCCAGAAGCAAGCAGCCTCCACGGGGCTGAAGCACAAGGCACCAACCCCAAAGAAGGAGCCTTTGAATCTACAGAATTTGTCAATCGAGGAGCGCGTCCGCGCCCTCTCTAACCACTACAACGCTTAACTATGAGCGCAACTATCTCTTCAACTTACGTTGGGCAACACGCACTGCCGTTTGTTGCCCCAGCCATCTTGAGCGCGGACACCCTCGCCAATGGCTACGTTTCAGTCTTGGACAATGTTCGTTACAAGGCTAACCTCACGAAAGTCTCTGGCCCAACTATCGGCGACCGCACTTGCGGATTCACCGCAGCGGACGGACTTTCTTTGTCTAACATCGTACTCACCACGACACAGCTTCAGGTGAACGAGGAAATCTGCAACGACGACCTCGCACAATCTTGGGCAGCCGAGCAGATGCGTGGCAACTACGCCGGCACTCCTGCCGACTACGCTAGCTACCTCGGACAAATCACTGCTGCAAAGGTGGCTGAGGACGTCGAGCGCAATATCTGGCAGGGCGACTTCAACTCTGCTGACGGAACTTCTGTAGGCGCGACCTACGACAATTTCAACGGTTTGTGCCGTCACTTGGTTGATGGCTACAACGCTGGCACCATGCAACAGCTCACGGGTGCAACGGACGCCGCCAACATCTTGACTCGCTTGGGCGACTTGGTGGGTGAGGTTCCTTCAGCTATCGCTGGCGACCCAGAGGCTTCTATCTTCATGTCTCGCAAGTCTGCCAACTTGTACTACCAAGCATTGGCTGCTACTTACAACTTGCCATTCTTGAACGATGGCGTGGTGGCGAAGTACGCTGGCTACTCCATCGTGACTCCTGCTGGTTTCCCTGACGACACGTTCCTCATCTCTCGCAAAGACAACTTGTTCTTCGGAACTAACTTGTTGACCGACCACGTTGAGGCTCGCTTCTTGGACTTGACCGGCACGACAGGCGACGCGGTGACCCGCATCATCATGTTGTTCGACGGTGGAACTCAAATCGTGGACGCGGCCTCTGCTGGTTTCGCGTACCGCACGAGCTAATCATTAACCGAGGGAGGGGGGGCTTCGGCTCCCCCACTTTCACAAAACCTTAAACAATGGCTTGTTCATTAACTCTTACAGGAAGAGACCTCGGTTGTAAGGACTCCCTCGGTGGCGTCAAGGAAATCTACGTCGCTCAATGGAGCGAGGCTATGTGGGACGCTGTGGCGTCAGGTGAGATTGCCGACTCTGCTGCGGCCTTGACTATGAACGGTTACGGCTTGACAAAGGGTTCAGCTAGCTTGACCCAGACAATCACGTCGTCAATCGAGAACGGCTCCGTCTTTTTCGACCAAGCTCTCACGGCTACCTTCACGGGTCTGTCTGCTTCCGACATCACGGAAATCAGCAACCTCACGAAGGGTCGCACGGCTATCGTAGTCCAAGACCGCAACGACAACTACTTCGTCATGGGCCACCTCAACGGCGTGGAAGCGTCAGGAGGTACCGTACAGACGGGTACTGCTGCCGGCGACCTCTACGGGTTCACGGTGGAGTTCAGCGCACAAGAATCTACCGCCGCTCCATTCTTGGACACGGCGACAATGGTCAACTGCACCCTGACTCCTTCGAGCTAAGTTACACCGAGGCACGGCCTTATGACTGTTATATAAGGAGGGGGAGGGCGTTAAGCTCTCCCCTTTTTTTGATAGATAAAGCATGGTCAACCTACTCCCCAACACAGCAGCACAGAAAATGTACTGCACGCCGTTCGAGGCTCGGAAGTTCCTCGCTTCCTTTACGGACTACCTCGTCGTACTTCGTAACGATGCGAGCGAGGAGACCTTTGCCTTCATCGCCGGCGTGATCTACGACAACGAGAGGTACTCGCAGTTCAGAATAGGAACGAACGCCGACGACCCTACCAACGGCCAAATCCTCCTCACCGAGTCGGGGCTGTATACATACACAATCTACGGGCAGAACTCGGACATCAACCTCGACCCCGATGACGCCTCTATCGTGGGGGTCTGCGAGGTGGGGGCTTGCCGAGTCACGGCGACCGGAACTTACTTTGACTTCGACAACCCGACAGTCCCCGACAACATCATATATTACGAGTAATATGGAACTTATCAAACTCAAAGAATACGAGGAGCGGAGCTACGCCGAAGCACCCTCAAAAGACGGGTATGTGAAGTACG